AAGATTAAAGATGGTTTAGATTTTATACCTACAATAACAGAGATTGATAATCCTAATTTATCTTTATGTCCTGATGATATAGTTGTTAGAAGAATTAATAATGCGAGATATTATATATCACAGAGTGGTGCTACGGTTAGTAATGATTGTTGTGATGCCTTAGGAGGTATATATTCAAGTGCTTCTGGATTATGTCGTCAAGTTTCGGTTGATCCTGAGCCTGGAAGTGTTAAATTGAGTTCATCTTCAAGGTTTTTATCTTTATTAGATAGAAAAACAAATACAGGTGATGGTTTTGCTATTGGTAACAATAATACAACTGGTGGCTCTGTTTTAAGTAACGGTTTATTAAGAAATAATATACAATTTACAATAGGAAATAATAATACTAATCTTGCTAATGAGACATTTATTATTGGTGATGGAAATATAATTGGTTCAAGTAAGTCGGTTATTTTAGGTAGTGATAATAATACAATAAATAGTGATTATTCTGCTGTTATAGGTGGCTCTAATAATAATATAACATCTAACTCGGTTGCTATTGCTTCTACTGATAATGTGGTTACAACATCTAATACTATATTAATAAATGTAAGTGGTTTAACACAGAGTTTATCAAATGCTGCTTATTTAGGTGATAGGTTTATTGTTAATACAGATATAGGTAGGGCTAATTTGGTTGATGCGCAGTTTGAAGGAAATACAAAATACTTTATTGGTGATTTAGATACATTAGAAAATGTTAATGTTGCTACGGCATCTATACCGAATTGGGGTTATTTAGGTTATGATCCGATTAATAAAGATTGGAGAGAACGAGTTAAAGCACATATTAACTTTTTTGATTATACAAGTGATAGAGTTACTGAAATTACTGAAAGTGATACTTGGTACAAATTAGGTTTAACTGCTTCTATTGGTTATGATAATACAACAAGATTAACTTGCGATGATACTGGTAGAGTTGATTATTTTGGTGTAACTGCTTCTGTTTTTAAGGTTGAAGGTGTTTCATCATTATCAGCAGAAAATAATAATGAGGTTCATTTAGCGTTTTTCAAAAATGGAGCATTATGGCCTTGCTCGGAACAAAGTGGAATTACAACATCAGGTGGTAAGGCGACAAGTATATCTTTCCACTGTCTTATGGAATTAGAATCAGAGGATTATATAGAAGTTTATGTTAAAAACTCTACTGCGAGTGCTGATGTAACACTGGCTAATATAAATGTGATTGTTACTGAATTGTGGTAAGTTAAAAGACAAATGTAGATAAAATATATTTAATGATATGGCGCAGAAAATTAAATTAGGATTCCAAGTAGATACAACTGATGTTGAAAATGCTAATGATGAAATTATCAAATTAGAGCAGGAGATTGCTGAACTAAAAGATAAAATGAAATCATTAGAAGAAGGTACTGATTCTTTTAAGAAGATAGAAGATCAAGTTAAGAAAACTGAAAAAGAAGTTGGTGGTTTAAAAAAATCTACTGGTCTTGCTGGTAGGGCATTTGTTAGTGTAGGAAATATAATAAAAGGTGGTTTAGGACTTGGTTTTATTCAACAGATATTATCTGTTGTTACAGATTTATTTATGCAGAATCAAGAAGTAGTTGATGCTGTTAATGTTGCTTTTACTGCTTTAAGTATAGTTGTTAATGAATTTTTTGGTGCTATTAAAGAAGCATTTATGGCTGTTAGTGAGGCGAATGGTGGTTTTAATGCTACGAAAGAAGTTATATTAGGTTTATTAACAATCGCATTAACACCTTTAAAATTACAATTTTATTCTATAAAACTGGCTATATTAACTTTACAACTTGCGTGGGAAAAATCTGTTTTTGGAAAAGGTGATGAAGGCAGAATTACTGAATTAACAGAAAAAATAGATTCAACAAAAGAATCTATGAAACAAACAGGAATTGAGGCGTTAAAAGCAGGAAAACAAGTAGTAGATAATTTTGGTGAAATGGTTGGTGAGGTTGCTGGTGCTGCTGTTGCGGTTGGAACTGCTGCTATTAATACAATTAAAGATGTTAATGTAGAAGCGACAATAGAGCAGGCTAAGGCGATTACAGAAGGTGAAAAGTCATTAGAAAAATTAGAAATACAACAACAAGGTTTAATTGAAAAATATGATAGAGAAGCCGAGATACAAAGACAAATTAGAGATGATGTTAGTTTAAGTTTTGAGGAAAGAATTGCCGCTAATGAGGAGTTAGGTAGAATTTTAACAGAACAGACAGAAGCCGAAAGAAGTAACATAACACAAAGAATAGGTTTATTACAAAGTCAAAATAATTTATTAGGAAATACAGAAGAAAGGACTAATGAAATTTTAAGATTACAAAATGAACTGGCTGCTGTTGATGCGAGAGTTACAGGACAAAGAAGCGAACAATTAACAAATACTAATGCTCTTTTAAAAGAACAGGCTGATGTTGAAGCGAGTAGATTAGATACGAAAAGACAGATTGCTGATTTAGAAGCACAAACTGAATTAAATGCTATAACTAATTTAGAACAAAGATTAGTTAGAGAAAGAGAATTATTGTTACAAAGTTCCGAAGCGAGAAAAGCCGATTTACAAGAACAAATGGCTTTATATAATGAAGGTACTGCTGAAAGAGTTAGATTAGAAAATGAATATGCGTTAGAAGTTGCTAATACAAATGCTAAGGTTAATGATTTAGATAATAAACTTAAAGATCAGAGAGTTAAAACAGAACAAGAGGTTCAAAAGGCGAGAGTTGATGGAATTGCCTCTACATTAGGTAGTATATCTGGTTTAATAGGTGCTTTTGCTGATGAGAATAAAGTTGCTGCTAAGGCGGCTGTTTTGGTTGATGCGGCGGTTGCTGCTATTGGTATATGGAGAGGTTATGCTAAATTAGGACCATTTGGAATTGCTGGTGCTGCTTTACAAACTGCTGCGTTAATTGTTGCTACAAAGAAATCTTTACAGAATATAGATAAAGCGAGTAGAGGTGCTACAACTGGTGGAGGAGGTTATCAAGCACCACCTGCTGTGTCACAAGCGGCTATTAGTCAAAATCAAGCACCAATACCAACATCTATTACGGTTAGTGGAACAGGTTTAGAATCTACAACAGAAGTTGGAACAGGTGCTGGTTCAAGACAACAAAGTGTTAGAGCATATGTAGTTGAATCTGATATAACAGAGACATAGAATAGATTATCTACTTATCAACAAAGAGCAGAGATAGGTTAAAAAATATATATAATTAATATGGAATACAAAATAATTGAATGGGAATTAAATGATGTAATTGGTGAATTACAGAGAATATCATTAGTTAGTGATCCGGCTATTGAGCAGGACTTTATGCTTTTTAACTCGGTTGATTTGATGTTTAAGACAACTGATGAGGAGAAAAGAATAGTTACTGGTTGTGCTATGAGACCTGATATAAAGATTATGAGAAAAGATGAAAATGGTGATTTATATTATGGATTCTTTTCAAAAGATACGGTTAGAAAAGCAGCCGAGATTTTCTTTAAGAAAAATAGTAATGCTAACAATACTAATATAGAACATCAATTTGAAATTGATGGTGCTTATGTTTTTGAAAGTTGGATTGTTGAAAATCCTGAATTAGACAAATCAAAGGCATTAGGTTTTAATGATGTTAAATTAGGTGATTGGTGGGTTAGTATGAAAATTGAAAATGAAGATGTTTGGAACAATTATCTTAAAACAGGTTTAATAAAAGGTTTTTCAGTTGAAATTAGAGCCACGGAAAAAGAAACAGAAGTTTTAAGTAAGATTAAAGAATTATTAGAATCTGATAAAAGTGAGGATGAAAAGTTTGATATAATTAAAAACATATTAAGTTAAAAATCAACAGGTTATTAAAAAAATCTGTCAAAATAGGTATATTTTATATCTATATAAAAATTAAGTATAGTTCGTTATGAATAAAATTGAAATTTTGAAAGAGATTAAGAATCTTATATTTTCAAATAAAGAAGAAAAAGAATTGAATTTTAAAGATTCAAAAGCTAATGACGGTGAAATTATTGTTAGAGTTGAGGCTGATGAATTTGAAGTTGGATTGCCTTTATTTGTTATTACAGAAGATGGATTGATTCAAGCACCTGCTGGAAAACACACATTAGAAGATGGTAGAATAGTTGAAGTTAATGAGGAGGGTGTTATTGTTTCTATCGAGACACCAGAGGTTGAAGAAGAGGTTGAAACACCAGAGGCTGAAATTGAAGTTGAATTAGGTGAGGAAAAGAAAGAAGAAATGGAAGAAGAAAAGGAAGAAGAAAAGAAAGAAGAAATGGAAGAAGAAAAGAAAGAAGTAGAAGTTGTTGATATGGAAAGAGTTATAGGTTTAGAGAAAAGAATTGAGGAGTTAGAATCTATAATCAAAGATGTTTTAGAAACAAGTAAGGAAGTTGCTTCTTTTTCAAGTCAAATTGGAGAAAAGTTAAACTCTGTTATTGATGAAATGCCTGCTGATAAGGAGATTAAGAAATTAAAGAGTGAAAGTTTTTCAAGTGAAAGAAAGAATAAGATTAATGATTCATTAGAATCTATTAAGAATATTAGAAATAAAAAATAATCCGAGAGGATATAAAAAACAATTAAAACGAAATGAGTTTAAATTTAAGTGGTTTATCTGCCTATACAAATGAAAACGCTATGGATCTTATCAAAGAAGCGGTTTTAAAAGGTAGAACAGTTGATTTGGTTAATGTTCAAGGTGGTGTTAAGTCATCTGCTACTATTAACAGATTATCAACAAGTTTGACTGCTGCTGCTGGTGCTTGCGGTTGGTCTGCTACTGGTTCAACAACTTTGGATCAGAGAACTATATCAGTTGATGATATAAAAATTAATGAATCTATTTGTCTAAATGATTTAGAAGGATTCTACACACAAGTACAAATGAACCCTGGTTCATATAATACTGATATTCCTTTTGAGCAGTTGTTTGCTGAAAACAAAAGAGATCAGGTTATGGCTTTGGTTGAAGATTTAGTATGGAAAGGTGATAAAGTTGGTGGATCAGGTAATCTTGCTCTTGCTGATGGTTTCAAAGTTCTTTTTGATGCTGCTATTGCTTCTACTGCTTCAAATGGTGGTACATATTCATCTGCTGCTTTATCAAGCACAATTATTGATAAGGTTGATGAAATGATTGCTAAATTAGATACTGATGTAATTGACGCTGAGGATTTACATTTATTTATGTCTTATTCTGATTACAGAACATATGCTAAGGCGTTAAGAGATGCTAACCTATTCCACTATACAGGTGCTGAAAATCAAGGTTTAGAATTTTCACAAATGGTTCCAGGTACTAATGTAAGAGTAGTTGCTGTAAGAGGTTTAAATGGTGCTTCAAGATGGTTGTTATCACCTGCTTCAAACCTTTATGTAGGTACTGACCTATTGACTGATGCCGAAGATTTTAAGATTTTCTATTCACAAGATAACGACGAAGTAAGATTCCTTGCTAAATGGAAGTTAGGAGTTCAAGCTGCTTTTGTTGAAAATGTAGTATGGTATAGAGCCGTATAATCCAATAAAAAAAACCATTAACTTAAAGGGGTGTTGAAATATACACCCCATAAGTTAAATAAAAAAAACTAAATAAAAAATGAGTTGTTTAATTAATACAGGTTATAGTTTAGGTTGTAGAGATTCTATTGGAGGAATACAGGCTGCTTATATTGGTAATTTTAACTCCGCACAAACATATACATTAGATGCTGATGAAAATATAACCGGAGTTACAGGTTCAACAGTTTCTTATCATACTTTTGAACAAGAAGTGGAAAGTGGTGAATTTAACCAAGAAGGACAATACTCTACTGAAAACGGAACTATATTCTTTAATCAAACTTTAACATTAATGTTTCATAAGAATGATGCTGCTTTGAGAAATCTATTATTGGTTTTATCACAGGCTAATCTTTCAGTTATTGTTAAGGATCAGAGAGGAGAATACTGGTTGTTAGGTTTTCAAAATGGAGTTAGAGCCATAAGTGGTGCTATGAATACTGGTAAGGCATTTGGTGATATGAATGGGGTGTTAATCACATTAGAAGGTAAGGAGCCAGAACCAGCACACAGAATAGATGATATAACATTATTTACTATATCTTAATTTTATATTCTATAATCAAAAGAAAAAAGCCGGGCCTATTCAGTTAGGACGGCTTTTTTTTATTTGAAAAATTATTAAGAGAGCCATATTTATTTTATATATAGAATAAATTAAATATAAACAATATGAAACAGAAACAAAAGCCGATTTTATTTAGAGAAGAAATCTACAATAAAATTGAAGAAGTGAGAAGAGAAAATGGTTTTAGAACTTTAAGTGAAGCCGTAATGTTATTATTAGAAACATATAAAAAAGAATCTATTAATAAATGAATTTAAAGGAAAAATTAGAAATTTTTAAGGAAAAAGGTTGGACTTATAATCCTGAAACAGGTAATGTATATTCTCATACTGGTAAATTGATTAGTCGTGTAGATGATGGGGGTTATATTAGATGTGGTATAAAACAGAATAAAAAAGATATTAAAGTAAATGCTCATCAATTAGCGTGGTTTTTATATTATAACGAAGTTCCTGAATCAAAAGTTGATGACATCCGTTATGAGATTGATCACATAGACAGAGATAAAACGAATAATAAAATATCAAATTTAAGGTATGTTACAAGATCACAAAATCATTTTAATAAAGATGTTAAAGGTTATTATTTTAATAAACTTGCTAATAAATTTCAATCACAAATAATATTAGATTATAAACATATACATTTGGGTTATTTTGAAACAGAAGCAGAAGCGAGACAAGCATATTTAGATGCTAAAAAGATATATCATATCATTTAAGACAAACAATAAAAAAATATATTTAGTAATATGAGATTAGAAATTAAAGAAGAATACAAAGATTTTTTTATTGGTGGAGGATCACTAAAAAAAGTTAAATTATCAGAATTGAGTGAATCTAATTATAAGAGATATTATGATTTAGGTTATCAAAGTTTTTTTAATGTTTATACTGATGAGGAGGTTATGATTAAAAACTCTATATCAGATGATGAGAAAACATTTAAAATTAAAGTTAATAGTGTTTTAGAAGAAGGTGGAATATATATGAAAAAATTAAAATTAGATTAAATGACAATTAATATTTCAAAAAATGAAACAAAAAAGGTGTTTTTTACTTTAACACCTACTTTATCAGATCCTTATTATATATTTAGGTTTGTTTCAAATGATACATCTAATGTTACATTAATGGGTCAGGAGGATATATCAACTGATCCGAGTTTTCAAACATTTACTTTTAGTGAAGGTTCTACATATTCAACTGTTGGTGGTTTTATTTTGAATCCTGGTACATATGATTATTCTGTTTATGAGACGCAGTATAGAGATTTGAATACAGCATCTGCTTCTGGTATATTAAAAACTGGTTTAATGAATGTTGTTGGAAATGAATATGCTTTTTTTGATTATGATGAAGATTATGTTTATTATGATGAAAGTGTTGGATTAAATGTTATAGGAATTACAGGACCTGCTGGACCTACTGGTGCTACTGGACCCACTGGTGCTACTGGATCAATTGGTAGTATATTAGTTTTAGATATGTATAATAGTGGTGATGATGTCATTACAGAATCAGGTGATTTATCATTAGGTAATGTTAGAATAAATGATGAATCTTTATATATTGCTAATGCTAAAAGTGTTACAATAAAAGAAATAGGAAAATACTTAGTGATGTTGAGTTTTTCGGTTAGTGGTACAACAAAACAATATAAAGTTACTACTTATAAAAATGAAGTTGTGGTGCCTGGTGGTGTTAAATACAATTATATTAGTGGTGAGGAAAATTATTCAACAACTGCTTTACAATTTATATTTAATGTAGATAGTGTTAATAGTGTTTTAAGATTTAATTTACAAGTTTTGAATAGTGGTGATGTAAGAGTTTTAAATAATACACTGGATTTAAGTATATTAAAAATATAATAAAATAAGATATGAGTTTTAATATTAAAATAATGAATTTTGCTAAGGGTCAAGAAAAACCTGTTTTTGAGGCGAATAGAAATGGAAAATGGATAAATTATGGTAATGATAATACTTACCCTGAATACTTATTAGATGTTTTCCATAATAGGAGTAATAAACACAAAGCGATTATTAACAGAAAAGTTGATATGATGGTTGGAAATGGTATAGATGCTACAACTGCTGAATTACAAAAGTTTATTAGAAATGTTTGGAGTGATAAAGATATGGAGGAGATTGCTATAAGAATAGCATTTGATTTAGAAATTATGAATGGTTTTTCTTTATATGTTAGATGGAATATAGAAGGAACAAGAATAGTTGCTGTTGATTATTTACCTTTTCATAAGTGTAGATTATCGGTTGATGAAACAGAAGTTTTAGTTAGTAAGGATTGGAAAAATGTTAGAAAGACAGAAAATAAACCTGATTCATATATTTTATTTAACCCGAAAGCGGCTAAGGAATACCCTACACAGGTTTTTTATTATACAGAAGAAACAAATGGAGTTGATTATTACCCGTTGCCTTATTATTCATCTACTTTAACTTGGATTGAATTAGATTATGAGATTGGTAATTTTCATTTAAGTTCTGTTAGAAATGGTTTTATGCCTGGTTTTATTTTGAATTTTGCTACTGGGGTACCAACTATGGAGGAGATGGAGACGGCTTATAAGGAGTTTGAAAGAAAATATACAGGTTCTGATAATGCTGGAAAGTTTATATTAACTTTTAGTGAAGGACAAGATGGAAAGCCAGAGTTAATACCGATTAGTTTAAATGATTCTGATGAAAGATTTATATTATTACAGGACCAGTTAAAAGAGGAGATTTTCGTAGGACACTCGGTTACTAATCCACAATTGTTTGGTATAAGAGTGCCTGGTGAATTAGGTGGAAAAGACCAGTTATTAGAAAGTTTAGCGATTTTTGAATCTGTATATATTAGTAATAGAAGAAAGGTTATTGAAAAGCAGTTAGATAAGATTTCTAAATTTGCTGGTGTTACTGAGCCGATTAAGTTTAGGAAATATACAATAGATTTTGATAATATAGAACAATAAAAAAAATTGATATAAAAATGGCGAGAGTTTTACTTTTAAGTACATATAGGTTAAAGAAAAATACACCGATAGAACAAAATGTTAGTGATGATGTTTTGAATCCTTATATCTATAAGGCGCAGGAGACACATATACAACAATATTTGGGTACTGATTTATATAATAAGATTATGGAAAAAGTAAGTGATGGTTCTATAACTACACCATCACCATATAAGACACTTTTAGATGATTATATAACACCTGCTTTAATTGAGTGGAGTTTTTATGAGGTGTTGCCTTTTATATCTTTAAAGATTACAAACAAATCTATTGGAAGAGGAAATGCTGAATTTTTATCAGAAGGTGATTTAGATGATTTGAAATATTTAAGACAAACAGTTAGAGATTTAGCGGAGTTTTATGGTTCAAGAGTGATAAATTATTTGAAACAATATAGTAACAGTTACCCTGAATATAATACAAATAGTGGTTTAGATAAGATAGTGCCGAATAGTTCAAGTTATTTTAATGGTGTTTATTTAGGTGGTGGAAGATCCAAAGATTGTAGATGGGGATTGGGAGAAAATTGGAAAGACCTTTTTTAATAAAAAGACAAATATATTAAAAATATATTTAGATAAAATAATAAGAATATAGATGAGTAATATAAATTTAACAACTTTATTTAATACACTTGGTGTAGTTGGTGGAAATACTGCTTCTACAAACCAATATGAGTTTTTTAATGGTGTAGAGTGGAGTGATGGAACATTTACATATAACCAATATGAGTTTTTTAAGAAAGCGGCTGGAAGTAGATATGATTTTTTCAAGGATTATGAAAGTGAAAGAGCATTTTATAAGGCGATTGATGATGAAAGAATATATGATTTTTATACATTTTATAAATATGCTGGTGAATATTTATCATCTGCTTTATTTATTGATTTATTTGGTGCGCCTGATGTTGCTTTTTCAGTTAGAAAATTGAATAGTGCTTATACTGGTGCTGCTTTAAGAGTTAGAAAGCCAGGAGATGAAAAAGATATTGGTTTTGTTGGAAATGATTTAGATACTGCTGATATACTTGATTTTGTTGGATCACAGAATTTATTTCCAGATTCAGAAGATGCTTCTGATTTTTCTAACCAAAATTCAGTTACAATTACAACGAATACATTAGATACAACTGACCCGTTAGGTGGAAATACTGCTGATAAAGTTGTTGGTACTGGTACTTGGTTATTAAGAGATAATTTAACTAATGTTGTTAGTGGAAGAACATATACTATATCTGTTTGGGTTAAAGCGGTTAGTGGATCAGCGACATTTAGATTTATTGTAGGTAATGCTTCATCATCTAATATAACAACGACTGATGAGTGGGTTAGATATTCTGCTACTATTGTTTCATCAGGTACTGCTACTGGTGTAATAAGAGATTCATCATCAAATCCGATTGAGGCTTATTTTTGGGGCTTTCAGATTAGTGAAGGATCAGAATTACAAGATTATATAAAAACTGATGGTGCTGTTAATTTAGGTACTGGTTATGTAAGTAAGTGGTATGACCAAAGTGGAAATGGAAATGATGTTACAATAATTAATACAACAGAACAACCACTTATTATGGAAAATGGATTATTAAAGGTTGATGCTAATGGAATTACTGCGCCTTATTTAGATGGTGTTAATGACCAGTTTGAAAATATATTAAATATAGTAAGTAAGGAAAATTTATTTATTATTACAACAACTTCTAAGGCGGATTGGGGAAGCACTTATTCAACAGGTGCTATTTTAGGTGCTGCTAATAACCAGTTTTTAAGGTTTAATGGTGATTTAACAAGATTAGAAGCCAGAATAAGAAATACAAATTATGATGGTAGTTTTGAATCTGTAACCTCATCAATAATAACACCACCAAGTTTAGGTGATAATAAAACAAGAATTATAGGTTTTTACAATTATAATAAAGCCGATTTTGTTGCGGGTAATCCATCAGGAAATGATTATGAATTTGCTGTTTTTGAATATGATACATTAGGAAGCACAGTGAGTACAACTAATTTATTAGATTCTGCTTCTATTAATAATGGTATAGATATTGGAACAAGAAGTCCAAGTGCTGCCGCTGACTGGTTTAAAGGTTTTATACACGAAGTGATGATATATACTGGTGAGAGTGAGTTGTATAGAAGTGATTTTACGATTGATACTGATGGTTGGTTAGTTAGTAATGGTAATATAAGTGCTACATCAAGTGCTTTAAGATTTGTGCCTGATACAAGTTCTTTACAACATTTTACGAGAGTTTTACCTGGATTTGAAGACGATAAAACATATAAAGTTGTTGGTGAGGTTTATATACCATCAAGTGTTACGACATTTACGAAGGTTAGAATATGGACAGCATTTTCTGCGAATGGTTATATTGATATAGATACAAAAGATGCTTGGACTAAGTTTAATATAACTATAAAGCCGAGTGCTGGTGCTTCTTTAAGAGTTCAACCAATACCTGATGTTGGAATTGGTTTTACTGGTAATGATAGTGATTATATTGAAGTTAGAGGTGTTATTATTGATGAAATTTTAGATGATATGAAAGATAAGGTTAATAATTTATCTGATATAAATGCTAACATAAATGATTATTTTGGAGGTTATGGTTCATTATTATTAGATGATGTGTTACTCCAAGCGGCATCAGGGCCGCAGTTGGCACCACCAAATGATGCGGTTGCTTACTCTTTGCGTAAGCTCAGAAGTGCTTATATCGGCAGCGCGGTGAGGGTGCGTAGGAGTAGCGACAATACAGAGCAAGACATTGGGTTTACAAC